CGTGGAGTGGAGATGTTTGCGACAAAAAAGCGTTAAAAAATAACGCTATTTTCAAAACAAAAGAAGAAGCCAAATTTGAGGCAGAGCGTTTAAAAGTGTTACGAGAGTTGGAGAAAATGGGTAGACCGTTTGTAGAGGGTGGAGATAATTGGGGGTTTTTCCTTAATGAAAAGGATGATTTAGCGGTTAACTGCTTGTTAAATTGCAGGTGTGTCTATGGCGACTATTACTTTGACACAGCTGAAGAAGTTGAAAAAGCCATCAATAAAATTGGTAGAAATAGAATTAAAAAGTACCTATTCAGGGTGGAATAAATAAATAATCGAAAGGAGAGGATTATTTTATGATAACAGTATATTCAAAACCAAATTGCATGCAATGCAACTTTACTAAGAAATATCTAGAAGATAAGGGGATAGAGTTTGAAGAAATAAATATCAAGGACCATCCAGAAGTGATTGAAGAATTGAAGTTGTATGGATTCGGGTCCATGCCAGTGGTGGCAGTCGATACCTTGGATGATGCCTGGAGTGGATTTAGACCCGACAGATTGGCTGAATTAGAAGAATGATTGATTCACGGTTTAAAGTTGGGAATAAATATAAAGTCAAGGGGTCACGTCAACCTTTGATTTATATTTACTCCAAAGATGAGAAGACAGGAGTTTTCTTTAATAATAAATTGGGCGAAAACCTAGATGTGGATGTTGAGACCATGGCTATGCACCGTAATCATAATCACCAAGGTGGAAGATTACTTCACAATTTAGTTGAGGATGAAATGAAATTCAATGGATTATTTATTTACCAATTTGCTAAAGAAATCGGGGTGTCGGGTCAAACGCTACACCGATTCCTTAAAGCAAAGTCTAAACCTAGCAAGTTGTTAAGAAGGGCTTTAGCTAACTATTGGAACGTTTCATAAGAAACGATTGAGGAGTATTACTATGAGCGGATTAACTAGACATCGGGAGATATTGGACAAGATGCACCAAACCTATATCACAAAGAAGGGTGACTATGGGAACTCATTTAGTCAGACGTATCAAAAATTCGGTCAAATTGCTGCCTTAGTGAGGTTGTGGGATAAAATGAATAGATTATCCAACTTATATGATAAAGACCCACAGGTGGCAAATGAGAGTGTTCTGGATACACTCTATGATTTGGCAAACTATGCCGTCTTAACGATTATGGAAATGGAAGGTGATTATGATAAAGTTGATTAAACAATTATTCTGTAAACATCGCTTTACAGAAAGCAAAATCATCAACAAATTGGATAAAAATTATTATATAATTAAGTGTAGTAAATGCGGGAAAGAATTGAGGGGACGAGTCTGATGCTAACAATCGAAAAACATGGTGACCAATGGATTATCAAGCAAACGACACACCACACTACGCATCAACTGCAACCAGTAAGTCGAGAAGAGATTATTAAATTGATTTATGAATTTGAAGAACAGTCTGAATAAGGAGTGTGTGGATGGAAGTCAAGGAATATCTACAACAATTATTTTGGATGGAAGATGAAGTTAAAGACCTCATTAATGAGCGGATTCTACTAAATAGCAATACACTACGAGTATCTAAACTGAAAGATGTGAATGTCCAATCTTCACAGGTTAGAACTGTGGAAGATACGTATCTAAGTCTGATTGACTTCTCCATTAAGATTCAGCAAAAGAGTGACGAACTCTTAAACTTAAAGATTCAAATATCCTCACAGATTGATGAGATGCACACACCAGAGTACAGACGAGTGTTACGGTACAGATACTTGATGGGATTCTCGTGGAAGAAAGTAGCTGAAATGATGGGGTATGATGAACGACATATCTATCGCATTCATGGGAATGCTTTACAAGAATTTAAAAGTTTAGGTGTCATTCCATGTCAGTAGATAATATGGTATTATGGTATTGTCCTAAAAAGGTATTAAAATATTGAGTACGATTCATAACAACATTGCCTAATTAAATATTAAATACCTGGACACTCTTCCTCCCTTAGCACCCTTAACCGGGTGCTTTTATTATGCAAAAAAAGAAGCCTAGTGAAGACTAGACTCCTAGTTTGTCTTTTAGGGCTTCCGTTAAAGTTTGGGAAAAATTAACGTTATATGAAACAGCTATATCGTTTAAATATTGCGGTATGGTCAACGTTTTCTTAATCAACTTAGATTCATGTTTTTCTCTAGCTAATTTTAAATCTGCTTGGATAGGAACGATTAGATCGCCTTTTTCTGTTTGAATAGATTCTGGTTCAGAAGCTGGAGGTATTTCATCACCTTCATTTTCTGCTACTAATAACCAACCTTCAAGTAAATCTTTAGCCATGTATAAAGCATCGTTCATATCGTCTCCGCATGTAAAAGCACCGTCTAAATCGGGAAAACTGACATTATATTGGTGTCCTTCTTTTGAGAAGATTGCGTAGTATAAATACATATTAACAACTCCTTAATCATTGATTGAGATAAGAAATGGTTAGCATCCACGGGTCATTTAAGACCCGCTTGTTTAAGAATGCTATTTAGTGTTCCTTCTGGAATATCCTTCTTAGGATGAGGGACAGTTACTTTTCCTTTCTTTGTGGGATGTTTGAAGTGGTTATGACTTCCAGTTGTACCCACTTTATACCATCCATCTTTCTTAAGCAATTTTATTACTTTTCTTGAATCCATTTCTTATCTCCTTTCTGATTACATTATAACACGTATCATTATACGTGTAAAGCTTTTTTAAAATAAAAGGTGGTGATGTTACTTGCTTATTCTTAAATCCAAACAGAAAGGATAAGGTGGTCCATCATGTATCTTGACTAGGGAATAGACCTAACTATTAAAGAGAAAGAGAGAACATATGTTCAAACCAAAAGAGATTGTGGAATTAATCATTGAAGCTTACGAATTGGGTAGAGAAGATTCAGCCTTAGATGTGGAACTGGATACCTGCTATCGCTTTGAAATGGACGAGGAGGCAGAGGATGACGAACCCTTTTTATGAGTCGAAGAAGTGGAAGCGTAAGCGACAAGCGATACTTCGAAGAGATAAGTATCAGTGCCAAGTCAGTAAGCGGTACGGGAAGAATGAAACAGCTAACACCGTTCATCATATCTATCCATTAGAAGACTACCCAGAGCTAGCGTTACAGAACTGGAACCTGGTCAGTGTATCTCATACCAAGCACAACGCAATGCATGACCGTTATACTAATCAGATTATTGGTGAGGGGATCGCATTACAAAATAAATTTAAAAATGATTTTGAAAATTTTTTCAAGCAATCCCCCCCACCTTAAAATTATTTTTTGGGTCATGGGGACACCGAGGTGAGGGGATTCTTTCCCTCTCCAGCGAATTCTGTGAAACTTTTTTGTGAAACATTTACATCTTTGCTACTGTGAAACATTTTGTGAAACATCAGAAAGGGGTGACACTATGGCAAAAGTAGCTACGACCAAAAATACCATCAAAAAGAACACCATTCGGGATATGAAACAGCTTGGCACATACAAAGAAGAGTATGACCAGATTATTGATGTCTATAGCGACATCTGCGAGCAATACTTTAAAGCCGTCAAAGACTTCAAAGACGGTGGCGAGCAATACGAAGTCCCCACTGGGACGGGTAGCATGAAGAAATCAGCCATTGTTTCTACCATGGAACAGTTGAGAAAAGACATCATCACGTACTCTGACAGATTATGTCTTAATCCTAAATCGAACCAAAATACCATTGTGGAAGCACCTAATAAATCATCTCTTGCTGATGTGCTAAGCAAGTTTGGCTGATAACTTTAAGATTGTGGAAGAGTACGCACAATCAGTGGTCAGTGGAGATAAGTTAGCAAATCGAGAGACGATACAATCATGTCAACGTTTCTTGGATGATTTAAAAAATAAAGACTATGATTTTCGTAAGAAAGATGCAGAATTTGTCATACAGGTGATTGAAAAGACCTTCGTTCACGATCGTGGCGAAAAGCTAGATGGGACTCCTCTGCGTGGGAAACCATTCATCTTAGAACCTTGGCAAAAGTTCATCATCTATAACATCCTAGGATTCTTTTTGAAAGGTACGGATGTTAGACGGTACAAGGAAGTCTTCATCTTCCTACCACGGAAGAATGGAAAGACCCGTTTCGTCTCGGCTCTAGCGTGGGGTCTGGGGTTATTGGAACACGAATCTGGGTCAACGATATATATTGTGGGGGCTGCGTTAAAACAAGCCATGCAGTCGTTTGAATTTATCAAATACAATATAGAAGAAATGGGAGAGATTAATAACTTCCGTATTCGTGATAATAACCAGGAACATTCTATACGTGGAGATTTGGGCAGTGGCTCGATGTTCATCCAAGCCTTAGCTGCCAACCCAGATGCTCAAGACTCGCTGAACTGTAATATTGGTATATCGGATGAAATCCATGCCTATAAAACACCAAAGCAATACAACATCATCAAAGAAGCGATGAAAGCTTATACAAACAAATTAATGATAGGAATAACCACAGCCGGGGATAACATGAATTCGTTCTGTTATAACCGGCTTAAATATTGTCAAAAAGTCTTAGATAGAACGGTGACTGATGAACAGTATTTTGTGTTTATTGCTAAGGCAGATGAAAACGAAGATGGATCTGTGGACTTTACGGACCCTACACAACACGAACGGGCAAATCCTAATTATGGGGTGACCATACGTCCAGAAGATATGGAAAATGATTCTTTACAAGCTCAAAACGACCCACAACAACGGAAGGATTTCCTAGCGAAGTCTTTAAATATATATACCAGTGCCATGCGTGCATACTTTAATATCGACGAATTTAGGGCCTCTGACAGCGAGTTTAACTGGTCTATGGAAGATTTAGCGAAGTTGGATATTCAATGGTATGGCGGGGCGGATTTATCGAAATTACACGACTTAACCGCAGCTGCCTTATGTGGTCAATATAAACATAAGGGTAAAGAAATTGATATTTGCATCTCCCATGCTTTCTTCCCGATTGCTAGTGCGTATAAGAAAGCGGATGAAGATAATATTCCATTATTTGGTTGGCAAGACGATGGTGTATTGACCATGTCAAACACACCAACAGTTCTGTATGACGATATTATCAAATGGTTTATTGAGATGCGGAAGAAAGGATTTAATATCAAACAAATTGGGTTTGATAAGAAGTTTGGACGTGAATTCTATAACGGGATGATGAAAGCCAAATTTAGAGTAGTAGACCAACCACAGTACTTCTATAAGAAGTCCGAAGGGTTTAGACGGATTGAAAATAAAGTGAAGAATAAAGAATTCTATTACGTCCATAATCAAGCCTTTGAATACTGTGTTCAGAACGTGCGAGCGATCGAAAAAACCGACGACATGATTCAATATGAAAAAGTTGATGGAAAATCTGGCTCGGCTCGGATTGACTTGTTTGATGCGAGTGTCTTTGCATCTGTTCAAATGTTAGATGATATGACTCGTCAAGTGTCTGTATCTAACTGGCTAAATCGAAAGTAAAGGGGGTGACAATATATGGGAATTTTAGACAAATTATTCAAACGGTCTTCTTGGCACACACCATCACAGACCACACCAGCTATTACAACTTTATCTAAAGCGGGGTATTTCGAAGATGTACCGAACTATACACGCTTATCTGATAATCCAGATGTGCGTATCGCCGTGGATAAGATTGCTGATTTGGTTAGTAATATGACTATTCACTTAATGGAAAACGGAGAAAAAGGCGATGTACGAGTTAAGAATGAACTATCCAGGAAGATTGACATCGAACCATGTACAGGGATGACCCGTAAGACATGGATTTACAAGATTGTCAGCGACTTACTACTGTATGGTGACGGAAATTCACTTGTTCATATATCTGTAGACGAAGAAAGCTTACTCATTAAAGATTTAGTGCCTTTGGATATGGGTCAAATTAGTTGGCATGAAGACAATAAGGGTATCTATGTAGACTATAAGGATAGTAAATATCACATGGACGAACTGATTCACTTTGTGTTAAATCCAGACCCATCCAATCCTTGGTTTGGTCGGTCATATCGCTTTGAATTAAAGGATATTGCTAACAATTTAAATCAAGCGACACGTACTAAGAATGATTTTATGCGTGGGCAATACATGCCGAACCTAATCGTTAAGGTCGATGCCCTAAATGAGGAAGTAGCCAGCCGTGAAGGTCGTGAACGGGTGAAAGAGAAGTATCTGGATAGCGATAAATCCAATGAACCTTGGATTATTCCAGCGGATTTACTGGAAGTCGAGCAGATTCGACCACTATCGTTAAATGACATTGCCTTAAACGATTCTGTGGAGATTGATAAACGAACATTGGCTGGATTACTGCAAGTCCCACCTTATTTCTTGGGTGTAGGCGAATTTAATCGTTTGGAATATAACAATTTTATCGATACCAGAATTATGGGAATCGCTCAAATTATTGCTCAAACACTGACACGGGATATTCTTCTAAAACCCGAGTGGTATTTCAAATTAAATCCACGGAGTTTATATGCTTACAATCTCAATGACTTAGTCACAGCTGGGGTCAGCATGGTGAATGTGAATGCCATGAGAAGAAACGAACTGCGAGACTGGATTGGTTTGAACCCAGACGAAGAAATGGAAGAACTGATTGTGTTGGAAAACTACATTCCACAAGAAAAACTTGGTGACCAAGAAAAAATAAAAGGGGGTGATTAATTGGAAAATAGGAAAGCATTTCATACCGCTGAATTTAGAGTACGAGAAACTGACAATCATAAATTCTTAGATGCGTATTTCATTAAATTTAATGATGAAACTCAATTAGGCGATAATCTGTTTGAAGAAATAGCCCCAGAAAGTATTGATCGTAGCTTAAATGACGGAGATATTCGTTGTTTATTTAATCACGATGACGGTTTTGTCTTGGGCAGAACAGGGAACAACACGTTGACCTTAACTAAAGATGACCAAGGTCTATATGGTAGTGTTCGGATTAATGAAGAAGACTCCCAAGCCATGGCAGTCTATAGTCGTGTCCGTAGAGGAGATATTAATGCTTGTAGTTTCGGGTTTGTTCCCACACAACAAGATTATGAAGAACGTGAAGACGGGGTAAAGGTAACCGTTCGAGATATGGACTTAATCGAAGTGTCCATTGTCACTTTCCCAGCCTATCCAAGTACAGAAGCCCATGCCCGTAAAAAGGACGTGGAAGCGTATCGGAAGCAAAAACTGAATGTTGAAAAGAATAAATTAAAGGAGAGATTAAAGAATGTCTAACCCATTGATTTTAGCAGCAAAAATCAAACATAAGCGGAGCGAAGTCCGCAGTCTTGAAGAAGATATTCAAGAAATTAACGAGAAATCAAAAGAATTTGAAGAAGCTATTGCTGATGCTAAGAATGACGAAGAATTAGCCGTCGTAGAAAAATCAATCGAAGAATATGAGAAAGAATTGAATGCCAAGAAGGAACTCAAAGAAAAAGTTGATGCTGAATTGGCAGATTTAGAAACTGAATTGGAAGAAAGTAACAAAAAACAACCTAAGCAAGAAAAAGAAGGAGCTAAACGCATGGAGAATACTATTCAAGAACAAAGAAATGGAATTGAAGCTTACGTCCGTAACCGTGGTAAAAATGTAGAACAACGGGATAAATTTACAACAGTTGAGGGTGGTGCTTTAATTCCTCAAAATATCCTCCAACCAAAATTGGAAGAACCTTACGAAGAAATTGACTTAGCTAAATACATCAACACTGTTAAAGTTAACCGTCCTACTGGTACTTACCCAATCATCAAACGTGCCGAAGGCACTATGATTTCTGTGAAGGAATTGGAAGAAAACCCAGAATTAAAGGCACCAACCTTTGAAGATGCGGATTTCAAGGTAGAAACTTACCGTGGTGAAATTCCAATCTCTCAAGAAATGATTGATGATGCTGAATACGACGTGGTTGGTTTAATCGCTGATTCCATTCGTATCCAAGAATTGAATACAAAGAATGCTCAAATTGCTAAGGCTATCCAAGGTATGGAAGCGAAGACTGTTCAAGGAGCAGACGGACTCAAGAAGTTAAAGAATGTGGATATTAAACAAGTGTACAATGGCGGTGGACGTTGGATTATATCTTCTTCTCTATTCAATGCCTTAGATACCTTGAAAGATAAAGAAGGACGTTATCTACTCCAACAAGATATTAAAGCGGAATCTGGTAAATCACTATTTGGTAAGCCCGTAGAAATTCTTGACGATGAAGTCATTGGAAAGAAAGAGGGAGACTTAGTTGGTTTCTACGGTAACTTAAAGACAGCCGTTACATTGTTTGATCGTAAGCAAGCCACTGCCCGTTGGATTGAACATCACATCTACGGTCAAATTTTAGCTGGATTCTCTCGTTTCCAAGTCAAAGTAACTGACCCAGATGCTGGATTCTATTTCACTTATACACCAGATGCGGGCGAAACAGTCGCTGGAGTATAATCTTACTAAGGAGTGATTACATGACCTATACAGTCATTCACGCTTTTAGGGACTTGGAGGATATTAATGCCTCCAATCCCGATGGGCGTGTATATATGCCTGGGGATACCTTCCCAGCCACTAAGCGGAGGGTAGCAAAGGCACGGATTGAAGAATTATCCACAGACAAGAATAAGATTGGGAAGCCTTTAATTGAAGCGGTGAAGTAACATGCAACCACTTGAACTATTAAAGTATCGATTGGGAATCACTACTCGTAGACGTGATACCTATCTACAACAAGTCCTAACCAGTTGTGAGTCTGAACTCACTAAGAACTACGGTGTGACTTTAGATATTGAGAATCAAAGTGATCACTTGATGTTTTTAGTAGACTTTGCTCAATGGCGGTATATGAATACATCGGGTGCCATGCCGAGGGATTTGCAATTCAGACTTCATAATCTGCTGATTGAATATCAGCGAGGTGAAAACCATGTGGAACGATGATGTAGAACTGATTGAAATGGACTATGTGGAAGATTCTATCGGTAACCAAGTTGAAGAAGAATATTCAACCATTGTCATGTGCCGTAAGCGAGAAATACCACGGAGTGAATATTATTCAGCCCGTCAAAGTGGGATACGAACGATCAATCTATTTATTGTTCATCCGTATGAATATGATGGACAACCTTATGTTCGATATGAGGGTGAATTAATGAAAGTATTTGAAACCTATCAACTAAATTCAGAAGAATTGGAACTCAAATGTACTTTGGGTATAGGTGATATTGATGAGTATTAATCTAGATAGTGATATTGCTCAAGCTTTATCTGATTACACTACTGATGTTGAAAAAGCATTAGATGAAGCGGCTCGAAAGATTGCTTTATCTGGAGCTAAAGAATTGAAGAAAACGTCACCTAAACGAAAAAGAAACGGTGGAAAGTATGCTCGTAGTTGGGGTGTTCAGAAACAGAAAGATAAACAAATTATCAGAAACAAGAAACACTACCAACTTACGCACCTACTCGAGTTTGGACATGCCACCCGTGATGGCGGTCGCACTCGAGCTTTTCCACATATCGCTTCTGTGGAAGAACGGGTTAAGAAAGATTATGAAGAAGAAGTGAAACGACAGATTAAGAAAGGGGGTTTAGGTTGAAGCTTGATGAGTTTAAACAAGTATTAAAGACATTAGATATTCCAATAGCGTATCGAACGTTTAAACGGGGTCAAGAGATACCGACTCCGTTTTTAATTTACTTTATTGACGAGACAATACCCTTTCTGGCTGATGACCAGAACTACTGTGAATTTTTACAGATTGTCGTTGAATTATATACAGATAAAAAAGACTTGTATCTAGAACAGCAACTAGAGCAAGTCTTTTTTGATGCGCAGATTAATTATGAGAAAGCTGAATTATACATTGATTCAGAAGATATGATGGAAACCATATACTATTTAGGAGGTATATTGAATGGCGGAGAAACGAAAGAATAAAGTCGAATTCGGGCTACGAAATGCTCACTATGCCGTGATGACTGCCAAAGGTCAATACGGGGAAGTTAAACCAATCCCAGGGTCTGTTGAACTATCACTCGAACCTTCTGGGGACTTACTGGAATTTAAGGCAGACGACACCACTTATTACGCAACTCAAAACAACCAAGGGTATGAAGGTACTATGACGTTTGCATTGGTGCCAGATGAATTCAAACAAGATTGCTTGGGTGAAACAATCAATGAAGACGGTGTGGTTGAAGAAAAATCAACAGCACTGTCTAAGAACTTTGCTTTAATGTTCCAATTTGCTGGGGATCAACACAACGTTCGACACGTCTTGTATTCGTGTGTAGCTAATCGTCCAACGGTTGCATCTAGTACTAAGGATTCTGGGGAACCCAATACCACAGAATTGACCTTTAGAGCCTTACCGCGGGAAACAGACGATGTGATTAAACGTAAAACAAATGAAAACACTACGGACGAAGTTTACGAAGCGTGGTTTAAAAAGGTGTATGAACCTAAGACTGCAGACACTGTGACAGGAGTTTAGACATGGAAAAACTCATTGAAATTGACGGTAAACAAATCTACTTAAAGGCACATGCAGGTGTGCCTTTAATGTATAAAAACTATTTTAGTGTGGACTTCTTTGCAGATGCTATGAAATTTGCTAAGTCATTTGATGCGATGATGTCAGAATCTAGCGACTTCTCTCAAATGTCCTATGAAGACTTATCTCATGTGGATATGAACATGTTCTATCGGATGTTGTGGATATTTGCAAAGGCTGGAAAGAAAGATTTACCACCTCTAGAAAATTGGTTAGAACAGTTTGATGCTCTACCTTTGGATGAAATTACACCACCAATTATTCAAATGATTGAAGGGTTGATGAAAGGAAAAAAGCGTCAGACGCAAAAAGCAATGGAACCGAGATAATGACTTTAGATAAGTATCTTGAAATATGTTCTAAATCTGGTCTATCTGTTAAAGATTTGGAGTATTTCACGATAGGGTCATCCATCGATTACATGCTTGAACTACACGAGGGGTCTAGCGAGACACGTAAAGCAAGTCAAGCAGACTTTGATGCATTCTAGACATATGGGGGTGATTAAATGGCTGGAAATATAAAAGGAATTACAATTGAAGTTGATGGTAAATCCACAGGATTGAAAAATGCTCTTAAAGATGTTAACGATGCTGCTCGTGATACAAATAAGGAATTAAGAGACGTTAATAAGGGTCTCAAATTTAACCCAACCAATACAGAGTTACTGGCTCAAAAGCAAGAACTTCTATCCAATCAAGTCCAGAATACGGCTGATAAACTAAAAAGGTTAAAAGATGCTCAACAACAAGTTGAAGCACAATATGCCAATGGAGATATTGGTGAAGAACAGTACCGTGCGTATCAACGCGAGATTGTGGAGACTGAAAGCAAGTTAGAACACTATACTCAACAGTTAAAAGAAGCTGAACAAGCCCAAGGGTCATTCGGTGCGAAGATGCAAGAAACCAGTGGGAAGTTTAAAGAGTTTGGTAGTAAAGTCGGTAGCATGGGTAAGGAGTTAACGACTAAAGTCACTGCTCCGATTGCTGCAGCTGGTACCGCTAGTTTTAAAATGGCGGCAGATTATCAAGATGCTTTAGGTGCTACGGATCAAGTATTTAAAAATTCAGCTGGAACAATGAAAGAATGGGCGAACTCCATGCCTTCTTACTATGGTATCGCTAAAGGTGAAGCCTTAGAATACTCAAACACAATGGGGGCGATGCTAAAGAACATTGGTGGGTTAACCGAAGAACAAGCGGCAAAGCAATCTCAATCTTTAACCCAATTGGCTGGTGACCTATCTGCTATGTTTGGTGGTTCCACTGAATCAGCCGTACAAGCTTTAACGGGTGCTTTAAAAGGTAACTACTCTATGCTGGATAATTATGGTATGGCGGTCAATGAAGCAACCATCAAACAGAAAGCTTTAGAGTTAGGACTTTCAGATGGAACACGAGAACTCACACTTCAAGAAAAACAAGCGACTGCTTTAGCTTTAATTACAGAACAGGCAGCGGATGCTCAAGGTCAAGCGGCGCGTGAGGCAAATGGAGCAAGTGGGTCTTGGAAACAGTTAACCACTGAATTAAAGAATTTAGCCACTGATATTGGGAATATTTTGCTGCCCATCATAACACCCATGATTCGAAAGGTCGCTGAATGGGTAGGTGCGTTCAAAACGTTATCCCCAGAAATGCAGAAAGTGATTGTTACCATTGGTCTTATAGTCGCAGCTATAGGTCCGCTTCTGGTGACTATCGGTGCTATATCCACTGCTATAGGGATGATACTAACTCCCGTGGGATTAGTCGTTGCTGCGGTAGTAGCTGGAGTCGCTGCAATCATAGCGGTCATCATGAACTGGCAATCAATCGTAGAGTGGTTTTCTGGAATATGGAATAGCTTCTGTAGTTTCATCCAACAGATGATAAGTGGTTTGGTTGCACATATTCAAGCTAGTTGGACTGCAGTGGTTTCTGGTGTCCAAAGTTTAGTTGGGACACTCATGGGTGCCTTCTCCAACTTTGGATCATGGGTCGCAACCATATGGACGAATATAGCCAACGGCGCTAGTCAAATGAAAACAGACATTGGTCAACATTTCCAAGGGGTATTGAACAAGGCCCGTTCGGTATTCCAAAATGTTAAAAATGCTATTAGCGATAAGATGAAAGGCGCAGTTAATGCGGTTAAGAATGCGGTGAAAAAATTCAAGAGCATAATGGACTTTAAGTGGTCTTTGCCTAAACTTGACCTCCCTCGCATTACTGTAAAGGGAGGATTTAGCCTTAAACCACTACGGGTCCCTACTTTTGGGATTGAATGGTTTGCCAAAGGTGGGATTATGACGATGCCGACTATCTTCGGTCAAAATGGAGGTCAACTTCTAGGCGGTGGAGAAGCTGGACCCGAAGCTATTCTTCCATTGAACAAGAAGAACTTATCTGTGATTGGTGACCGTATTAACGCGGCTTCATCTGGAAATGACGAAGTGGTTGAATGGCTAGCGACGATTGCTGGGCTTATTCGAACACTATCGGATAGTGAAGGTAGTGTGAATATTGACGGGCAAATGGTCGCTAGCGTATTACTACCACACATTAAATATTTAGACGATTTATCAACTAACAGAAACAAACGTATTAGAGGGGGTGTTGTTTAGTTGGGATATTTGAAAGTAACGTATGACGGATTTGAAATCACTGATTACTGTACGGTATTAGATGCTTTCCCATATATTGCTAAAAAAGGCGAAGGTTTAATTGTTCGATTTAATGCGGTTATCAAACGGGATATACAGTACAACCTAGACCATTTGAATATGATTCTTTTCACCGACGAAGCAAGACCCTTGATTATAAGTGACCAACCAGGACGGTATTTAATGGCTAAGTTTGAAGGACCGATTGAAGTATCGTCTAGAAATTCAAATGCTTTGGTTGAATTGGAATTCACGTCTGATAGCTCTTACTGGTTAAGTACAGAAGGGACTAAGAAGTTTGAATTCGATAGCTTTGGTACTGCCGAAGTGATGAACAACGGAACAGCCCCAGCTATACCTAAATTTACAGTTGATTTCACATCAGAAGCTGGATATTTAGGAATCGTGGGACCAAATGGCTATATGTCTTTGGGGGATAAAGAACAGAAAACCTTTATCGAATTACCCGAACAACAACGGGTGATGAACGAAGAAATGCACCAAGCCGATATGGCTGATTGGATGCCGATTTCTTCTGATTCTCACGGGTCTGGTCTGTGGATTCCAGATTATCAAAAACTGTCTCTAACCACAGGTAAACCATCGTTTGATCAGTGGGGGACACGATTGACTCGTGCTACCAATCCTAAGCCAGGTGCTTATTGGAATTGCTTTGGGTATGTTAAAGATATGGATTCAATTGAAGCAGAAGTACATAATTTAAAGAACTTTAAATTGCAATCAAGGGTAACCTTTGAAGATAGATCTGGTAAAACCAGTAATACAGGAATGTATTTGATTGTCATTATGGACCAAAACAATAAGCCAATTGTGACGACTTCAATCTATAACGTGTTAGGTAACTCCAACGAGGTTACCGTGACCGCTAAGGTCAATGATTTTACAACAGGCTATCGGTCCAAAATCATCAATACCGCTAAATTCCCACAAGGGATTGACGGAGCCATTCAAATGAAGAAGGAAGATGATAATTACCAGTGGGTCTTTGATTCTGGTCGGTCTCAAAGTTCCTATACAACAGGGAGTACAGTCGAACGATTTTCAACAGGCGATACTGTCTACATTAAGAATTCAGCCAGGACGGCTTACGATCACTTAGGGAATCCTTACCCAATTAAATCATTTACACGCGGACGTCCTCACAAAATTAGCACTAAGAAAACCGTTCGAGGTCGTGAGTTAAGACTAATTACGTATCAAGGGGTTTCGGTTTACTGGATGAGTGAAAGTGACTTAACGTCAAATCGTTCTGGTGTTGGTAAGACAGTCAGACAGTATAACAATGACTACCAGAAGGTTAAGATATTCAATCACTATTCACCTAAGTTATCCACTTTGAAACCTTCGAAGGTTTTCATTGCTGGAGGAACTTGGGAAGATACCAAGCCATTCAGTCGGGCTAACTTAACATCAGTGGTGGTTTATAAATTAAACCAAGGAGACAGATTTGCTAAGGTTAAGAATACCTTTGCTAAAGGTGATAAGTTGGTCGTCAATCATGCGACAGGTGAGGTATTACACAACGGTCTAACCTTCCAAGGTTTAATCGATGTGGATTCTAGATTCTTCAATTTAGGATATGGACCGAGTGAGTTAGAAATGACAACTAACTCATGGGCAAGTTTACCGAAAGCAACAGTAGAGTTTAAAGAAAGGTTTAGATAAATATGCACCATATAGAAATATTAGACAATGACTTTAAACGACTGGCTTTTATCGATAATAATCTGGAAGAAGGCATTCATTTTTCAAATGACAAACTATCCACATCTATCGAAGGTGGTATATATACGTTAGAAATGACGATACATAAAGATTCCCCTCAACACAAATATGTGAAAGAGGGGAATTATATTACCTTCATCAACCGTCAAGGGGTCAGAATCTTAGGAACTATCATGAATGTGGACGAAACACGATTGACTAAGAACATCTATATGGAAGATGCTTCTATCAACTTAATTAACAAGGTAGCCCATAAGATGGACGAACCAGAAATACCACAAAAACTGGAATACTACTTGACTGAATCATTAAGTGAAACAGGTTGGAAACTAGGTAAGAATGAGTCCACCAAAGATGTTAAGTTAAACTTCTCCAGTCATTCAAACTTGATGACTCGGTTAAAAGAGATAGCAGAAGCGTTTGAAGTTGAATTCTATTTTGAAACCTTATTCACCACACCTGGAAATCCAGACTTTAGGATTCATTTCGTAAAGAAACGTCTTGAAGGTGAAGAAGGGTTTAGATTATCGAGTGATGATTGTATCGAAGAAATCAAACGGAAGACCAACATTGATAACATTGTTACCAAGCTAATTGTTGAAGGTAAGGAACCAGAAAAACAAACAGGAGTTTCCACACGTCCTAAATCAACGTCAACAATTATGATGTATGGTCAAGGAACAGCTAAGTTATATGACCATAGCAAGTCTAGCGGAGCCACTCGGTTAACAACGACTGGATGGAATTTAGATGAAGTCAATCGGTTTAGAATGGATGCTCAAGACCCACCTTATGTTACGGGAGAATATATAGATAACTTCTTAAAGAATTACTACCCAGATTCCCCATTAATCGGTTATGGACGAAAGATTAAAGATTATGCTGACTACTTTGGTGTGGCAGTCGGTGCCTTTTTGGGGGTCATTGCTAAAGAAACTACCTTTGGTCGGAATCCATGTGGTGGACGATATAACTTCGGATGTATCATGTGGACCAGCGGGTCGCCCTTCGGTAAGAAATATGCTGGAGACCGTAACTGGATTGACCCACAGACGATTGAACAATCTTTGGGTGCGTGGTTTAAACTGGTACGGTTTAATTATATTGATAGTGGACAAGTCACTTATAAGGATTTCTTAAACAAGTATTCACCAAGTTTTGAAAACAACCAAGCTACTTTCAAGAATATTATGTGGGGGACGATAAAATCATTTGGATATAACGTCAACGATACTGGGAAGAAAAACCGCTACGCTCGTAGCTCGGATAACCCAGCCACTTTAAAGGTAGAAAATAAGAAGATAGCTGTTGTAGATATGGATGTTGTTCCAGGTACACGAGCTACTACAGCCAATCCAACTGGGAATGGTAAAACGGTCCACGATACCATGATTGATAAACTGATTAAATGGTTTACGGATCGTGAAGGTAAAGTCAGATATTCAATGAATGCCAGAAGTGGTCCAAGCAGTTACGATTGTTCCAGTGCCGTGTATTCAGCCCTCTTCTACGCTGGATTCAAACCGAACATAAACTACCTAGGGTCCACGGTGAGTCTGTGGAACGATATAGGGTCTTCTAAACTAATGGTGGAAATCAGTCGGTCACAAGCTCGTAGAGGAGATATATTCTTATCTGGTGGTAGAGGAGCGGCTTCGGCTGGAGCAAATGGTCATACTGGGGTGTTTTTAAACAACTCCCAAATTATCCATTGTAACTACCGTGACAATGGTATTACTCGTACTCAAGTTGAGGGACGTGCGGGTAGTCCGATATATTGTTTCAGACTGGTTAATCGTCATGCGCAATTGGTCAATTCAGACGGTCAATCATCAAGTAGCAATCAACCTAGTAATAAGATAGAAACAGCTGTTCAACGATGCTTATCTCGCGTGGGTAAGACACCTTATGTTTGGGGTGGTACCTCTATTAATGGTTGGGACTGCTCGGGTATGGTATATGAGGCTTATCGATATGCTGGGTTTACAATCAATCACAGGTGTACGACTCGAACCATCGCTGCCCAACAATCTCCTTTCTATAGAATATCAGCGGCAGAAGCACGTAGGGGTGACTTAGTCATTCAACATAGTGGCGGACATGTAGCTGTGTTATTAGGCGCTCCAAGTTCGGGAGCTGGTATTGTCCATGCAGCCACACCCGCTTTGGGGACGATTACGCAGAAATCTATTACCAATGTGAACGGATACTACCGAGTGAGAGGAGGCTAACATGTCAAATCAAGATTTTATTAATCAAATTAAAGACGGAGCGATAGCTGGTTGGCAAAAATTTAAAGTATTACCTTCTATCTCCATATCCCAAGCGTGTTTAGAATCTGGTTGGGGAGGGTCTAAGTTAGCTAAAGCACCTAACTATAATTTGTTTGGTATTAAAGCAAGTAGTGACTGGTCTGGACCTACGGTAAATATGCCGACCCAAGAATGGTCTGCTTCTAAAGGTTATTACTGGATTAATGCCGACTTTCGAGTATATTCAAGTTGGAATGATTCTGTAGAGCAACATGGGGCTTTCTTCACTGAAACAGACTGGCGACGGAATAACTACCGTAAAGTTGTCGGTGAAACAAACTACCGAACGGCAGCCCAAGAATTAAAGAATGCGGGATATGCTACCGATAATGCTTATCCTGGTAAGCTTATAAGAATCATTGAACAATACGATTTAACCCAGTACGACCGTATTGCTTTAGAAGGTGGAGCGACTGAAACCATTCCACCCGATACGGAAGTTAAGGTGGAAAACAATTGGGACATCAAGGATATGGAATATGAAGACGATATATTCACATCTCCAAGTGGAGAATCTGTTATCTATAACAAGACCTTAAACGACCAATTTGCTTTCAAACCTAAAAATGGTCCAGTTTTGTGGATTGAAAAGATTCTGACCGTAGATTCAGAAGATAAGAAAGAAATCATGAAACAAGGACTGGCTTACATGCGAGAGCACTCACGTCCAGCGGTACAGTATACGGTGAGTTTAAAAGAACTACCAGACACTGTATCCATTGGTGATGTGGGTGTTTTTATTGACCATGAATTCAACCCACCGTTAGCGATTGAAGCCCGTGTCTTAGAAATTACGACATCTGAAACGGATGAAGGTAATAACACAGTGACGATTGGGAACGTTAAAGAACTGTTTCCACAGTCTAAAGAAGATATTATTGCTATTCAGCAAGAATTGAATAATACCCGTAGACATTTACTAGAGAAATTCTACAAAGGAGAACCGTTTGAGATTCAAATAGAACCGTCTAACGGTTTAATCTTATCTGGGTCAACATCAGACTTTGAAACTGAATTAATTCAAGGAGATACAGAAGATGTCACGGTATCCACAGGGTCTAAAGTAATTGAACTCTACAGTGCATCTAAGACAGATAATGATTTTAGATTTTCTGGTAAATTAAACGATAAGCATATAGTCAATAATAGTCAAGAAATCAAGGTGGCAGATGATTTAAAGGAACCCGAAGAGATACCTACACCCGATTCATTCGATGATAACCCACAGGGTAGTGATGTGCCTAACCCACTAGCTCCCGTGGATTTAAACCAACTGGACATACCAGAATTTAAAGTCGAATTCTTAGACAGTTTAGGAAAAGTCGTATTGACGGAACAGATTCCAATCTATCAAGATGGTCAGTTTAACTATCCACTAGTTGGATTTGAATCGAATATACGGAAGATTAAAATCTATGCGGATAAGAATATGACTTTCGACCGATTGTCTTTTATCGAGAAAGAAGCCGAACGAGCGAAGATTGATTCGACTGAATTACTCGCCAAAGTATATCAAGGAACACGAGAAGTTACCGATAAATTCAGTAATTTCTTGTGGACACGCGTCACGGAAGATGACCGCTTAGACGAAGGATGGAATGATATTCATAAATTCCAGCAATCAAACGCTATGATGGTCTATGCTGACGATTTAGTAGAAGGTGAAGCCACCTTTATCGTTAAATTAATGGACGATGAAATGGAGACCGTTCTAGCAAACTCATCAGCGGTGGTTAAAGTCGCTAGCGAAGGTAAGTCTGCTTACCAATTAGCCGTAGAGGCTGGATTTAAAGGGAGTTTAAATGAGTGGATAAAGTCCCTTCAAGGTAAAGACGGGACAGACGGAACCCCTGGTCCCCCTGGAAAAGACGGTAAATCGACTTATATCCATGTGGCTTGGGCAAACTCGCCTTTAGGAGATGACTTTTCAACCTCACAATCACAAGGCAAAGAATACATGGGGACTTATACAGACAGTAACCCTAAAGATTCAACAGATTACAGTAAATATAAGTGGATGAAAGTCAAAGGTCAAGATGGTAAGAACGGTCAAGATGGTGCAGACGGTAAACAAGGACCTCCTGGACCACCAGGTCAAGATGGTGAGGACGGTCAACAAGGTCCCCCTGGTAACCCTGGACAACCTGGACGTGACGGTCGTGGAGTGACGACGGTAGAAATGCAATACTATCTGTCTACGTCTAAGACATCACCTACAGGTGGGTCTTGGTCTACCACACAGCCCGAATGGCAATCCGGGAAGTATGTATGGACCCGAGTGCATACTACATATACAGATAACAGTCATTCTTACAGTGGGTCTAGCATCTACACTACTGCTCAAGCTTATGCAACTTTAAATGAAGCCTTGGAACTTAAAGCAGATAGGTCTGATTTAACAGATACGATCACTACCATATCTAGTGAGATTGCTAAGATTGAAGCCCTTAGAACCGATGTGGATATTACTAAGGATAACTTCTTGATTCGTCATTCAGACGAAGTATTAAATCGAATTACATCCACAGAAGCTTCGGCTAGTGATTTAGAAAGTCGTGTGGTGAAGGTTGAGGAAACCACAGAGAATGTGGACACTTTCTTCAAATTTGATGATTCATTTACTATTGGTAAATCCAACTCGAAGACGAAGCTACGTTTAACCAATGAAGAAATTCAATTCTTAGACGGTGAGACCAAAGGAACGTATATTACTGGTAATACCATGGTGTCGCAGAACATCACCATTCAAGATCAGTTGACACTACCAAACCACACAATTGAATCTGAAACAGGGTTAACCGTATTTAGATATATAGGATAGGAGGTTATTTATGGCGCAAAGAATAGGCGAACGATATTCGGTCGGTAAAGTACCACTGCGATTGTATTGGTCTTCTGATAGAGCAGCAGCCAAGAATACCAGTCAATCTGGGTATATTCAAGAAACAGGGAATTATCCCATAAAGAATGTTTTGTGGGCAAACTCATCTGGTCGAGTGGTCAATTCTGACCCTGGAACAGGTGGAGTTGCTTTATATGCATTAATGGACAAAACCAATAGTTGGGTCCTCGGTTGGATTCGGGATGACGAAAACATTACTCGTGGGAGATTGACTAAGGTCCCATATTCGGTTGATGTGACCAGTTCAGCCTTTACGGTTGAGTTTACGAAGATGAAAGGAACCACATATTCACTAGAAATTGATGTGGCGGGTAATGTGGTCTACAGTACGCAGTCGTACGCTGGGAATAACTCATATAATTTAGAAAATATCCAATATGACATTAGTTTAAACGAAAATTCACAAAATAAAATCTTATCAGCCATGAAAGATTCCACGGTCATCAACGCTACGATTAGCTTGGTGACCTATTTAAATGGAAACTCTTTAGGGGTTGATAGTAAGTCATTTACATTTAATGCCACTAATGTCAACGGTCCAGAATTTGTATCACCTCCTAAATACTCTTACGTTAACCAATCAAACGGGATTAATTATGCGGGTATCACAGAAGTTTATATTTCAACAAAGCCAGTGGTCCAAGCTTCTCGAGGGGCTAAAGATGTCAGCGTTCGATATAACTCGCAAGGTTTACAAAATATCGGACCGTCTCACTGGAAATTCGTTGAAGCTGGAACGGCAAGTATCACCTATACCTATACAGATTCCCGTGGGTTAACGGCTAAACATACAGATAGATTCCAAGTTAGTGCATCTAAACCAATATCAGTTCTATCTGTTTCTGCCTCTCGTGAAGGTAGAACAGGTATGAAAGTATCTGCTACAGGGGAGTATATGTCCACTGTGGACGGCACACCGAGATATACAATCTTGTACCGCAAGCGTGGAGATTTAAGCTGGTCCACATTGACGAGTGGAACGACTACAGGTAGTAATGGACGTTTTAGGATTGAACATACAGAGTCCACAGGATTTGAACCGTCATCAGCCTATGACATTCAAGTGAAGATTGTTGGTAAAGTATCCAACGCCATCGGGTACTCGGTTCTAGGGACAGAGTCCGTTCCCTTATCCATGGGAAAACATGGGTCTGGTGTGGGTGTGATGTTCGATAACAGCTCGAAGTACATGCTCCAAGTCGGTGACGGCGGTATGCGGTCTACAGGTAATTTATTGATCAATAACAACGGTAAGATGTCCGAACTTGGACCAGGAACATTGAACACCAATGTGGGTAATTTCCAGTTCAATTCCGATGTGATTGCTAATGGATATAAAGTATTAACCGAAGCAGATATTGGGAAATTTAAGAGTGACCCGTTTAATTTTAAGGGCGATTCAGCATCGAATGGATTATCTATAACCATGGGGAATATTCTTATTTGTGTTGGTCAAACAACCTTATCTGGTGGCGGAAATGGTTATTACTATTCTGGTAAATGGAATTTCCCAAAAGCATTTTCTAGCACGACTAACTTATATACCTTTGGGTCAGTAGCCACCACACCTTCACAGAACCTTTACCAAAACTGGAACGGGAACGTATCTATTTACAACCCAACAACCAGTGGTGTGAGTCTTTGGTGGGCTGGGACACACGATAGTAAGACACTATCTGGAACCGTTAAAGTCAATATATTAGCTATTGGGCTAGCTTAATAGAAAGGAGTGACAGTGTTTGAATCAAAATATATTAATTCTAAATGATGTCAATACAGGTAATAATTTGAAACAAGGAGACCAGACCATCCTCAAATATATCTGTGGTGATGGTAGTGGTGATGTCTTGGAACTAGAAGGATTAAAAGCACGGGCAGTGTTGAAGAATCGTAAAAACACCGTGGTGTACTCGGCAGAAACCACAGTGAAGTCGAACAACGAGATTATGTTCATGATTGATAAAGTGCTGCCCGTAGCTAAGTACATTTTGGAAATCATCGTGGACGATAAATACATCTTCCCGAGTGACAACTCATTGTATTTAAACATCACTGCATCATCGTTAGGGTCGTTGGTTGAAGAAATTGAAAGCAATTCATTGGATTTAATTATCGATGATTTAAAAAGTCGTTTGGAAATTTCTGCTAATAATTATGTCCACACGCAACAAGTCGCTAGTGATATTTGGGAGATTAATCACTCACTGAACAAATATCCTTCGGTCACTATCGTAGATACTTCTGGCAATTTAGTCATTGGTAATGTCCACTACATAAGCACTAGCAAGATAGTCGTTAAATTTTCAGCCCCATTCTCTGGTGTCGCTTATTTAAATTAAAAAGGAGAGAATAAATTATGTCACATAAACTATTAACCAATTTAGATTTAAACCATAATCAACTTATCAACGCCCTTGTCGAAAACCTTGCTGTTGCTCCAGAAGCGCCACAAGTGGGTCAGATATACTTCAATACGCAAGATAATAAATTCAAAGTGTACGACGGTCAAAATTGGCAAACGTTAAACGAAGATATTTCTGCCAAAAATATAGTTGATGCAATCAATAAGAGTCAATCATTAATCGATAAAGATAACATCAATGGTCTAACTGAAATGATTGATAATGTGTCAATGTCTGGGACAGATATCTTATCAGCAATCAATGCAGAAGATGCGGTTGGAACTATTGGTCAAGAAAAAGTCGAAGGATTGAGTGAAGCCTTAGCAAGTAAAGAACCTAAAGGTGAAGGGAAACGTCAATCAGACAACGCATTAGACGGGGCTAAGAAATATACTGATGAAAAAATCCAATCCTTAGTCGGTCTAGCGAGTTCAGAAGGGGACACCCTTAAAGAATTGGAAGACCTCATTAAAGCCAATAAATCTGAACTGAAAGAGTTATCAGCAGTCGCTCGTAAGTATAGCGAGGAAATTGGTGACGGGGTAGCGACTGAAATCACAGTCAACCATAACTTAAATTCTAAAGATGTGGTGGTATCTGTTGCGGAAACAAAATCACCTTATTCAGTGGTCCTAACAGATGTGGAAATCACTGATGAAAACACAGTATTGATTCGTACGTCTAAGCCAGCTGAAAGTAAATCATTGAAAGTGACGGTGATTGGATAATGAAAGTATTAGGGAATATCAATGTTGATTTAGATGTTGTCAATAAGGATTATGTGGACGGCAAAGTCAAAAACATCGAATTAACACCTGGACCAAAAGGAGACGAGGGACCAAAAGGTGACCCTGGACCACAAGGCCCTAAAGGAAATAATGGAAGGACAGGACCACAAGGCCCAGAAGGCCCTAAAGGCGCAGATGGTACAAGTGTAACCGTGGAAGTGGTCAATTTTGTACCTAGTAATGCATCGCCTAATGTCATTTATTTAGTGAAGGCGTGATACTATGGCGGTGATTGATTTTAGAAATACCAAGCAAGTT